TATTCCAAGAGGAGTTGATGAGGTTAATACCAGCAGAAGAATTAAGAAGAGTATCGTTTGACTTGAAACTATATGGTAATGCTGCATTCCAAGTTGTTTGGAATAAAGAACATACCAAGATTAAGAAGTTTTATCATACACCAGTCCAAACCCTTCGTGCAAAGAAATTATATGGAATCAACAAGATTGAGTCATATTTTTATTGTCCAGATTGGAATGATACAAGAAAGCATAAAGATAAATTAGAAATACCAGCATTTGGAACTTCGGGAGAGGAGAGAGAGATTTTATATATTAAAGAGTATGAACCGAATAGGTATTATTATTCTTTACCTGATTGGATTAGTTCTTTACAACACGCTATAAGTGAAGCAGAATTAAGTAATCTTCATGTCAATAACATTGAGAATGGATTTTTACCAACTGCAATGGTGAACTTTAACAATGGAGTTCCTGCACCGGAAGAAAGACAGACGATTGAAAGTTTATTAGAAGCAAAGTTTACTGGCACATCCAACGCTGGAAGGTTTATGGTGAGTTTTAATGATGATGCAATCAACAAACCAACCATAGATATAATACCAGTAGAAAACCTTCACGAGAAGTATCAGTATGTGGCTGAGTATGTGCAAGATAGGATACTTGTAGCACACAGAGTTGTATCTCCTTTATTGTTTGGAATTAGAACTGCAGCAAATGGGTTTAGTTCACAGAGTGAGGAAATGAAAACTGCATTTAGTATCATGCAAACAATGACAATATTCCCATTCCAAAACATTATCTTGGATGCCATCAGTAGAGCATTTGTAGAAGGTGGTATTGGTAAGAAAGATTTATACTTTGATCAATTAACTCCATTAGTAATTCTTTCTACTACTGCAGAAGAAACTGATTCAACTATTGAGGAAGTTGAGGATGAGGTAAATGAGAGTATGGAGAATAGTGAAACTACCGAGATGGAAAAAGAACCAATGAGACCGAGTGATTACGGATTCAGTAAGTATTACGAAACAGAAATAGTTAAAGATTAGAGATATGGCATTTGGATTACTAATAACACGAAACGATATTATCAAGAACACTCCATTAGGTGGAGCAATTGATGCAGATGCACTATTACCCTTTGTAAGAACTGCACAAGAAAAGTATATACTGAACTTATTAGGGACAGTATTGTATAACAAACTACAAGATGATATAGAAGCACAAGTTCCATTTACTGGAATATACCACCAATTGGTGAATGATTATGTGAAATCAACTTTAATTTGGTATGCATGTGTAGAGTATATACCATTTAGTTCAGTTCAGTTTAAGTCCAATGGTAGTATCAAACAACAAAGTGAGACAGGTATATCACCAAGTAAGAATGAAACTGATTATTTGTTAAACAAAGCATTGGATAATGCATCGTATTACGCAACAAGATTACAAGATTACTTGGTTGCTTATTCTAATCAAATACCAGAGTATTTAGAATCAGTAGGAAACTCAACACAGATTTATCCAGACCAATCCAACCAATACTTTGGTGGAATAGAACTATAAGATTATGACATTAGTATTTAACGCAGGAGAAAACTTATCACTTTACTATAATGTTTTAGATTATTTTAAGACAATTATGAGTAATCACCCTTCAATACAGCATGTATCACAAGGAGATGTGTTTAGTATAGATGATAAACAGTTTCCAATGTATCCAGTTGGGAATGTAATGATTACTGATGCAACCTTTGGTGAAAAAACAACCGAGTATGGTATTCAGTTGATTGTTGCCGATAAAGTTAAAACATTAGAGAATGAATCAGATGGAGAAACAAATGACCAGACTATTCCTTTTTATGGTGTTGATGATGTGGTGGATATACACGCGAACACATTATCTATATTAAACGATTTAACGGCGTTTACACAATATTCGGTGGAAGGTATAGAGATAGATGGAGATGTATCGTGTGAACCCTTTGCTGATAGATTTAACAATGGTCTTGCAGGTTGGGGTGGAAACTTTACTATTACAGTTCATAACGATAAGAATAGATGTTTATTTGATTTAGGTTCGTAAGATGAAATCGTTAAAGGATGTAGCAATAGCATATAAACAAGCTGTATTAAAGGCAATAGATCCTGGGGTTCCATTTAAGGGAAAAACTGTAAATGGTAAGGCGTATATCAACTCACGAGCTCGTGATACTGGTAATTTATTCAGCAAAATACAATCATCCAATCAAATAAACTCAATGACTAAGTTGGGTAAGGATAGAAAGTCATTTACAATATCATTTGATATAGCACCGAATGGGGCAATATACGGACAATATGTTCATAATGGAACTTGGAAGATGGGACCAAGACCCTTTGGAGAGATTGCAGCAAACTCTAAGCAAGTTAAAGATGCAATAGATGATTATATGAACCAAGTTGTAGAAAGTGAATTAGAGACAGAGTTTGAGATGTTAAACAAAAGATTTCTACAAGCAGGATTTACGGTTAAGTAGTGTATGGTATAACTTTTTCTTTGTTGGTTATAATATAAACGAGAAATAGAATATGGCTCTGTCAATTACACAAACACCAGCATTTATTACTTTAACCCAATCACCAACTATATTCACAACAGTTGAGAGTGGGCAAGTAATTACTTCATCATCATTCCAATATATAGGAGAGTTAAGATATTGGACTGGTTCACAAGCAAGTAGACCAACCACTGCCAATTATACATTAGAGAAATACCCCAACGAAAGTGGAGTGGGTATATTTGATGTTGGTAGAATTGTTAATTCAACAATACAATCAGTATTAGAAGAAAACTCATCATCCATGCAATGGTTTGATTTTGAGGTTTATACAAGACACTTATCTGGTTCTACCTTTGTGACATCATCACATATATCTTCATCAGCATATGGTGGATTAGATGGGTACCAGTTATTTGGAGAACAGATTGGAGAAGAGATATACAATTTAACTCCACACTGGCCACTAATGACAGATGGACCGGTGACACAATCTTATTTAGAAGAGAATGGTGGTAGACAATCTATATTTGTAGGAGGTGCTGGAACCTCAACACCAACACGAATAAAGTATTCATCAGATGAGGGTAATGTTTTTATAAATGTTTCTACTACTACTGATTCTACTGAGGCAATAGTGACATATCCAATTGGACCGGAAGAAAGTGATTTTCCATTTGTATCACCTGAATGGTTTTCAGTTCAGGCATATAATGTGAATACTCCATTAAAGACACCAATTACTTTTATACAAGATTGTAAGAAAAAATACGATAATGTAAGAATTAAGTGGAAGAATAGATTTGGTGCATATGATTACTTTAACTTTCAGTTAGTATCAAGACAATCATTTTCTACTTCAACTTCAACCTACCAACCACAATTAGGTTCTTGGGGTGGCACATCTTTACAATACCAACAATACGAAACTTCAATACAGAATTATACCGTAGATGCTGAACAAAGATTAGTAGTTAATACAGATTATGTAAGTGAGAGTTATAACGATATATTCAAGCAATTACTAATGAGTGATGAGATATATTGGATTTATGATGAAACACAAGGAGATTTAAGACCATTAACTATTACAACATCTAATGTGACCTTTAAGACAGGGGTAGTTGATAAGTTGATACAATACCAATTTGATTTCCAATATGGACAATCATACAAACTGATATTATAATATGGGCGTTAATTCATCAAAGAGTTTTACATTTAGAATTGTTGCCAATGGAGTTCAGTTGGATACATTTAAGGATGAAACAGTCACGATTAGTAATAACGTCACTGGTTTGTTTGATTTGGGTGTTCTTCCAAGTGATTTTACAAGACAGATACTTGTGCCAGGAACAAAAAAGAACAATGCGTTCTTTGAGCATGTATATGATATATCAATTGCTAACCCTTATTTGTTTAAGACCAATGTTAAAGTAGATGCCTACTTTGATTTTGATGGTATTTATGTATCACAAGGGTATTTACAACTCAATTCTGTTAATATATTAGAAAATAAGTTTGTAGAATCGTATGAAATAACCATATATGGTTTATTATCAT